AGTGTTTCGGTTGCCGTAATCGACCCCCGCCCAGAAGTCGAGTGAGCGGCGGGCCTTCACGGGCTCGCCGTCGCACACTCGCGCTAAACCTTTGATCGACTCCCGCAACCGCTCCACCTCCGCCCGCGCCGCTTCGAGTTCGTCGAGGGCGAGGGGGAGCGTGTTCACGGCGTGGACGAGAATCGGCGTATCCGATGGCGCCAGAGCGTAGACCACCTCACGACCTTTGCCGTCAACGATGTCGCCGTCCTGATCGAGTCGCCAGTCCGCCGCCTCCCCCAAGATCCGCCGCGACTCGGCGATGTCGATTCGGTCGGCGCTCATTGTTGGCCCTCCCGACGCTCGCGTTCTTGGATCCGCTGACGCGCCGCACGCACGCGCTGTAGCGCTTCGTTGTAGCGGTCCTGGTTGATGCCCCAGGTCGAGGCCAGCCAGCGGTGGGCCATGCCCGGCGAGGTAGCGATGAGCGGCCAGTCGTCCTGCTGTTTGGCGTCCTGTAGGAAGAGCAGTACGGCGACGCTCATGGCGGTCGCGTGTTCGTTGCCGAGGAGGAAGGCCTCGCGCGGGAAGATGCTTTCCAGTCCGTTGGTGATGTCGAAGTCGGGGGTCATCGGGGATCCTCCGTGTCGGTGTCCCAGGTCGCGATTTGATGTGAGGACGTGCCGCATGCGACGTGCGGTCCGTCGTGCCCTTCCGGGCGTGAGCAGTGGTAGCCGTGGCGCTTGGACGTCGCGGGACAGACGGTAGTGTCGTCGGTCTCGTGCCAGCCACAGTAGGTGCAGGCGGTCTCGGGCATGAGGTTCGCGCGTGAAGGTTGAGGGAAGCAGCGAACGTGCTGCGAGCTGCTAGGGTAACGCAGTCGAGGACGAGATGGAAGAGAACACCAAGGTATCTTGCACGAAAACAGCGAGGGTAATCAGCGAGGGTAACGAGGGACGCTGGAGCCGGCAGCAGACAACCGGACCCAAAGGTCTTCTGTTGTCACAAGGGACATCCGGACCCAGATGTCTTCATTCCAACCGCACCTGGATGTCCAGATGTCTACTACTACGGTAGTAGACCTGCGGGTCTGGAATAGGTTACGGTCACCGGTGGATTTTCCGGGCACTAGCGGCGCCGATCGGCCGATAGGTTCCCCGGCCGCGGAATGGTCCGCGCCTAACCCCTTCGAATCATGACGACCGATTCCCTTTCCTTTGAACGATGGATGGCCATCCTCGCGACGCGTGTCGAACGTTTCGCGGGCGTGTCGATCGACGATATGCCCGACGTGCAGTACCGGCATTGGTACGACGACGGTCTATCGACGGGCGCCGCGCTTGCCGCGGCTTGCGCTTGCTGGCGCGAGATTGACCCGCCGTTCCGGGCCTTCCTTGAGGAAACCGGACTAGGCGTAGCCGTCGATGCTGCACTTGCCGGCGAGTCCCCGAGCGAAGCCTACGCCCGTCACCTGGAATCCGATGGAGGGTCGACCGATGCCCGCTAATCCGAACGGTATGGTTGCGTGGTCCGATGCGGACCGGGTCCTGATCTTGACCGGACTACGGGCGCCGTCGACGAATCGGAAGACGGGCCGGATGGTGCAAGGCTGGATCCTCGCGAGGGCCGAGGATCCGGTGGCGGCCGTTCGGTCCGGATTGGACGCGAAAGTCTGCCCGTCGACGTGTCCTCTCCGCGGCGACAAGGGCGCCGGCCGCGGCTGCTACGTGAATCTGGGGCAAGCGCCGTTGAGCGTATGGCGCGCCTACAATCGAGGCGCGTACCTCGACGCCGATTGGACGGCGCTCCGGACGATGCTCCGCGGCAAGGCCGTGCGTTTCGGCGCGTACGGGGACCCGGCGATGGTTCCGGTGGCAGTGCTCGAGAGGGTCGCACGCTACGCCGATCGATGGACGGCATATACCCACGCTTGGGCGGAGATTCCGGCCGATCATGCGAAGCGATTGCGACGGCTGGCAATGGCGTCCGTCGAATCGGAAGCGGACGCGGCCGTCGCGCGAGCGTCCGGTTGGCGTACGTTCCGGATCGGACTCGACAAGGATCCGGGGAGGGAGATTTGGTGTCCAGCTACGGTCGAGGGTGGAGCGTCGACAACGTGCGACCGTTGCGGATTGTGCGCCGGCGCTTCGAACGGCGGACGGTCTATCGTCGTCGCGCCGCACGGCGCAGGATCGGGACACGCTCGCCGGATTCTTGACTCGCGTTCTTGACGCCGCGGGCTGGCGCCCGTAGCGTCCACTCCCGTCGGTCGCATTGGTGCGGCTGGCGCTTCCCTTCACTCGGCCCCGTGGGCCTTTCTCCAATCGATACCATGCCGCACGCTTCCACGCTTTCCCCCACGCCCGTCCGCTTCTCCCCGATCCTCCCGACGGACGATATCCCCGGCCGGCCGCTGCCGGATCCCGGTCGCACCTTGCGGGTCTACCGGGTCCGCGCCGACGTAGTCCTACCCTACGTCGAAACGTTCCGGCCGGTCCTTTCGGTCGCGCGACGGACCCGCGGAGCCTTGGAGGTTCCGCACGCGACGACCATGGGCGGGCGCTACCTTGCCGTGGCCTTCGAAGTCCTGGCCACTTCCGAGCGCCACGCGGCGAGCCTTGTCCGGTGGCGCTTCTCGCTCGCGTCGCACAAGGACTACGCGCGGGCCGGGTCCGTCCTTGCTCGCGTGTCGGCGGCATTCGACGCACGGCGATTCGCTGGGGCCTTCGGCTTGCCCTCGGTCGCGATCCGGTCCGTGGGCCGGCCGCGGGAGTCGGTCTGGCAGATCGCGACCGGCCGTCGTCTCACCGGCTTTCCGCGTCCAGTCGCCGAATGGTGCCGCGTCCTCGACGGCCGGGCCGGTTCGCACCCGTCTCCGTTCGTGCCGCTCCAACCGATCGCGCATCACGGCCGTGAGGGCCAGCCGGTCTACACGTCGGCCGATTGGCGCGACCCGCGTGGCATCCGTCGCCCGGTGCCGATGGCCGCGCGGCGAGCGGCTCGATGGGTCGAGTGAGCTAGGCGCCTAGCGGCGCGAGGAACGGGCCGGATCCCTTACGGGGTCCGGTCCTTTTTCGTGGGCGGCCGTTTCTGCCGTGGAGGCTTTCTGTGCGGCCGTCTCTCGCGTCCGGAAGGGTGGTATAGTGCGATCGGTCGGCGGACCGGCTCGCGTCGATCCTGACGCATTCTAGGGCCCTTGTGAGGGAAGGGCCTTCCACGGGCCTTGGACGGCCGATGGTCGACGGAACCGACCGCAACCTAGCGCGACGGACGCAAGGCTATACGTAGCAGCGGGATAGCAGCAATCGGACCCGCTAGTAGCAGCGCCGACCCCCGGTCAAAGGAGCGCCAAGGATCCGAGCGCCGTTGGTCCGCGCCGCTCGGCCGGCCGTCCAGCCTTCCTGCCGTCGCATACGCCCGCGTCGCGCCGCGCTAGGCGGGAGAGAGAACGTAGCGTTATCTCGCGTTCCGCGCCCTAGGCGCCACGATTGTGGGTCGACGTAGCCGGTGCGAGGCGAGGAGCCGATCGGCCGGCCTAGCGCGTGCGGGAGGACCCGAATGTGGAGATCCGGACAAGGAGGTCCGGTTGGAATGAGACATCGAGGTCCAGTTGGTCGATTTCGGGATACCCCTAGGGGGGAAAATGGCGCAGGACGCTACATCGATTGGGGTCTCCAATCTGTGCAGAAAGTTTGAGCGTTGATCGCTCAGACCACCCGGTTATGCCGCCCGATGATCCTCCGCACCCGCTCGATTCCCTCCCAGAACCGTAGCTGTTGCTCCGGACTCAGCCCTCCCCGCTCGTTCAGCCCCTCCTCACCCCACCCAGCACCGACGTACACCATCCCACGGTGTCCCGGAAGGAACCCGACCAGGGCCACCTTCGCGTACACCACACCGTCCTGCAGGTACATCCTCTTCAACTGCCCGTCCTTCATCCCCGCCGTCGTGATCCGCACCGGCTGCCCGCCAGACCGCGCCACGTCCGCCAGGAGCCGCTCGTACTCCTCGTCCGGCCTCCGGTCGATCCACTCCCCCGAGCGCCGTGTGACGCCGTCCTGGACGCTCTCAGCCTCCGCCGTGACCTTCACCGGGACTCCGGGCGCCGGGACCCCTCCGCCGTTCCTGGAGACCAGCAGGATCGCCCTGCGGCCCTGCGTCTCCCTCCGGAGCCTGTGGACCGCCTCGGTCAACAGCACCCGGTCCTGGTACGCCTGCTTGTCCTGCTCGACCGCCTGCCGGTCCTGGAGAGCCCGCGCCTTCTTCACCGCGGCCTGGATGACGACGGCTAGGCCGGCGATGAGGCCCGAGCCGTAGACCCCGGAGGCGAGGTCTTGCAGGAGGGCGTCGAGGAGGGCGTCGGACACTGGGCGTTGTTCAGGGGGGTGGGACTGTTCACGATTCATGAACGGTGTACGATCATGAACAGCTGGGGGTTACGCGGTTCTCGAATAGCGAACGGACACGCAAGAGGCCCCCACCCTCCGGAGCCGTGGAGAGCAGGGGCCAGAGCCTCGCGGTGAGAGGCAGCGAAGTGCGTCAGATGGGCAGGCTTCCCAGGACGGGCAGGAGGGCGACGCGGACCGGAGCACCGAAGCCGGCGAATGGGAAGATCCGGCCGCCGTGGTAGTTCTCCCACCGCGTCTCCCCGTCCGAACCCCGCCCGCGGTAGGTCCCGACCCAGGCCTTCCCGCACTCCGTGAGGAACAGGTAGCGCCGGCCGGCGATGTAGGTGCCGTCCTCCCGTCCTTCCGAGAGGCTCAGCACGAGAGTCCGGGAGTTCGACCGGTCCTCGACCTTCTGCTCCAGCCCGGCGATCCGGGACTCCAGCTTGCCGTACTGCGTCACGGCTCGCTTGGCCATCTGGGCCTGGTGCTCCAGATCGCGGCACCGCTCCACGAGACCCTCGCAGTAGCTGCGCATCGAGTCGCACTGATCGCCGCTCGCGGCAAGTCGGTCCTGCAGCCGCTTGATCTCCTTACGGAGACCCGCGGGATCCTGGCCGAGATCGATCCAGCCGCGCAGACGCCCTTCGATCCCGTTCACATGACGCCGAAGGTCGTCCACGTCGCTCCTGAGGTACTTGATGGCCCTCTTGACACCGCCGAACATCAGACTCCCTCCGTGGGCTGGAGCATCGCCTGATCCATGCGGAGCCAGGCGATCAGCTCGAAGTCCTCGAAGTCGTCCACGAAGTTCGTGGCGAGCTTCTGAACGGCCTTGGCCCCACAGGCCACGAGGGAGTTCCCCTCCGTCGTGTAGGAGACCTGGACGATGGCCCCGTCGGTCATCGTCTTCTCGAACGTGCATTGCACTTTCATCGTACGCGCGGCTCCTCCTGAGCCTTGCGGGTCTGCTCTTGGAGGCTCCGGACGTATGGATCCTCGACGAGCGGGTAGTCGGTGTAGTCGACCGGCGGAACCAGGTACTCGGTGTACTGGGGCTCCGTCCAGTCCGTCCCTTCGTCGTCCGGCCACCCGAAGGCGAACATGGCCGAGACGAATCCGGCAGCGAAGAACGCCGCCCAGGTCGTCAGGTACTCGCAGTAGAACTTCTTCACGAGTTCAGCGCCGCGTCCCGCCGCTCCTCCTGCTTCTTGACCAGCGCTTCCAGCTCGGCGCGCGTCTTCCTCCACCAGCCCTCGCCGGTGAACTCGACCTCGATACCGTGCTTGCGGAAGAGCGCCTTGAGGCGCCGCTCCTTGTCCGAGGGGCGGATCGTCTTGTCGTCGTTGATCGCGACGGCCTTCTTGGACAGCTCGGTGTCCGTGATGCTATCGACCCCGTTCCAGGCCTCACCGACCACGGACAGGTCCTCCAGAGCACCAACGTGTCGCGGGTATCTCGCGCCCCGACAATCCAAGGGTGCGCCGTCAGCGTCCTCGTACATCTGCTCGATCGCGAACCCGAGGCAGCACTGGTAGCCGTAGGCGTCCTTCAACGCCGTGGAGAACATGAACCCGTGTCCCATATCGTAGTGCCGCTTCACCGAGCACGCCCACTTGGACCGGTCCACCGCGAAGCTGTTCTTCTTACGCTTGATGGTCTTCATCGTCGTCGTCCTCCTGTGACGACAGGGCGGCATCGCTGTCCGCCAGGATTGACTTGAGATCGGGCGCTTCGAAGTCCGACCCCTTGGTCGGCTTCCCCTGCCCGTTGGGTTCCTTCGTGTCGTTGGAGCGGTGGACTTCACCCAGCGCGAGGCTGAGCGGCATGCCCCGTCTCCAGGCCACGTTGAAGATCGTGTAGACGAGGTCGGCGAGAGCGTCCAGCTGTTCGACTCGGTCCTCGGACTCCACGGCCTTGGTCAGCTCGATGTACTCCTCGCGGATCAGAGCGACGTCGAAGAAGGTCACGGCCTTCCCCTCCGGCTCCATCCCCATCCGACGGGACCAGTCGCCGATGACCTCGCCGATCACGAAGGCGGACCCGGACACCAGCTTGTGGGTACGGACCTCGTCTTCGAGCGGGTCGTCGTCGGTCTCAGCGGCCATCGCCACGTCGGAGTCGGTGAGTTGCATATCGGCTTTCGAGAGAAGCCAGTGCTGCCGTAGGAGGCGCCGGACCGTCTGACCGGAGATACCGTAGGCCTCGCCCATGCGGGCGCAGGATCCGTAGCAGTTCCGGTAGAGGTCCAGCACTTGACGGCGCGACAGCTTCTTGAACTCGCGTGTCTTGGCGTATTGCCCAGCGAGTCCGTTGTTGCCCTTGACGGGCTTGTACGCGCCTCCCACGGGTCAGCTCAGCTCCACGACCATCGTGCCGTGGTCGCCGTCCTCGCCGTCCCCGCCGTCCTCGCCGTCCTCGCCGTCCCCGCCGTTCATGACGTTCACGACTTCGTCCATGACGTCCAGGATGTTCGTGACGTCCTCCTGGGCGGCCGCGGCCTCGTCCGCCTTCACGAACGCGTCCCACTGGGCGTCGGTCGCGCCGGCCGCCTTGAACTCCTCCTCGGTGGCCTCACGGCGCATCGAGTAGAGACCGGGCAGACCGCCCATGAGGCCGCCCATGATCCAGTACATCTGGCCACGGGCGCGGGCGGCCCGCTGCAGGACGGGGGCCACGTAGCTCGGGCTCCCCTGCACGCTGTCGATGATGTCGGCGAGCTTGGCGTGGTGGGCCAGGATCTCCGGACGGCGCGTGTTCTCGTCGGTGCGGTGCGTCTGGCCGCGCTCCAGCTCGGCGAGGATCAGGCACAGCTGCTCGTCCCCAAGGGGGCCGTTGAGCTTGGCCACGGCCTCGACGACGCGGTCGAGCCACTCCCGCTCGTCGGCGGTCTCGGCGAGCTTGCTGAGCTGCTCGGGGGAGACGACCGGGCTGCCGTCGTCCTCGTCGGGGACCAGGCAGGCGTTGTAGACGAGGGCCATCATGGCGAACGCCGCGAGGCCGGCGGGGCCCATCGTGACGGAGGGCCAGTACTTGTCGACGAGCTGCTGGTCGTCCGCCGCGGCGATCTCGTCGGCGATGTTCTCGACCTTGACGACGTACGCCGCGATCAGGCGGCCCTCGTTGATGACGGAGGAGCTGTTGGACTGCGCGAGCGGCGGGGCGCTGCGGTAGTCCCTGGTCAGGGCCTCGGTGATGCCCTGCTCCTGGAGTCGGGCGTTCGCTTCGGTGATACCCTCGGCCTCGGCGGCGAGGCGCTCGGTCCAGTTCTTGGTGACGTCAGCGGCAGTCAGAGTGGAAGTCATCGTCTTCATTGGAAGAGGGGTTCTTGTGATGCGGCCCCAGCGGCGGGGCCGACAGGTGGGCACGGTAGTAGTCCATGAGACCCCTGTCAAGCCGCTCTTCCAGATTCCTCCGAAAATCCCTCAACGTCTCCCCTCGCGGGGGCTTGCAGTCCATCAACGACACGAGAACGTGATCCTCGTTGTCCAGGGAGAAGTGCTCCCGGACGGACACTCCGAAGCGCCCAGGCACCTCGGTCTTCTCGACGTACAGCTCCATGAGGATCGAGCCGCCGAACGGGTTCTCGCGGACGAGGTACATCTCAAGAGCGCCAACGGCGACGACGTCGGCGAGGGGGGACGTTTCCGAAGACACGAGACTTGGCTCCTTTGAAGCGGACTGGGTTGGGCGCGTGACCCGGTCGAGTCCAGGTCATGTCGCGGATCTGCTGCTCCATCTCCTCACGCTGGGCCTGCTGTTCGACAAGCTGCGAGTCGATCTGGAACGAGTCGGTGAAGTACTGCGCCGCCATGGCCAACGCGTCGACCTTGTCGTCGTGCTTGAGGACACCCCGCTCGTGCGTGATACGGCTGACCTGCATCATCGCACGGTAGTAGCGCGTCGACTCCGTGTTGTTCTTCCGGTAGTCCCGCTCGGGGATGTCGCGGTTGATCACCACGCGGTGCTGCCGCATCAGCGGTTCGAGGTTCGAGATGATCCTCTGTTCCTTCTGACCGGTTGAGCGGAGCCCCTCGACGTAGATCTGGCTACGCGAGTCGCGGATGTGCTTGGCGAGGACGGAGTTGAACATACCCGAGGCGTAGTTCTCCTCGGCGACGATCTTCGAGATGCCCCAGCGCTTGCAGCACTGGATGATCTGGTCGAGCGTGTCGTCGCCGTAGCCGTCCGTGTTGCCGTCGATCTCGAAGACGCACAGGTAGCCGTTGACCCAGCCCACGGCCGCCCAGGCGGTCTCGTCCTTACCGGAGCCCGATGGGTCGACGACGAGGGCCTTGTCGACGTAGGGCGCCGTCTTGACGCTGTCCAGGTTCGACGGGTTGTAGAAGTGGTCACCATGCCGGCCGACGTTGAAGCGTTCCAGCTCTTCGTCGCGGAACTGCGGGTTCGACGAGTAGATCAGGTGGGCCGGGCCTTCGGACCCGTCGAGGTCCATGACCATGAAGTCCCGGAGCTTGAGCGGGTAGCGGTCCTCGTCGGCCACCCGAACGTCGAGCATGTACTGCATCAAGAACCCCATGGGGTCCTTGGCGCGCTTGTCCTCGAAGAACTCGGTGCTGTGGCGCGTGGGGTCCGTCGTCTGCCCTTCGAGTGACGGGTCCTCGTCGAGGTCCTTCCGCAGCCAGGGATGCAGCCTGTACCGGTAGTACTCATCCTCCGGGTTCGGGTAGAGCGCCGGCCAGAGGTACATCGTGTACCCGTACTCCTCGACCAACCAGGGGTAGATCGAGTCCTCGGAGTGCATCGTACCGAGGACGAGGGACTTGTTCAGGCCCTCGGGGCGGAGGAGTCGTTCGAACTCGCGAACACGGTGGCGCAGCTTCTCCCGCATGTGGGGAGTGTCGCAGGTGTTCGGGACCTCGATGTCGTCCAGCAGCTGGCGGTCAGAGCGCTGACCGGTCATGGTGCCCATCACACCGATGGACAGGAGGCTGTTGGACTGTTCGTTGTTGACGCCGAAGAGGTCGAAGGCGTTGCTCTTGGCACGCTTGGACTTCGAGGGCTTGAGGTGGGCGCACTCCGGCATCTGCTCCAGCAGCTGGAACGTCTGGAATGCGTACTGGTCAGCCTTCGTTCCGGAGCCCGAAGCGACCGTCACGAGCGTGTTCGGGTTCTTGAGCCACTCGTAGACGTTGATCGCGGGACCCGTCGTGGACTTGCCTGCGCCGCGGAAGCAGCAGCAGACGACCCTGTTCGACGGCGACTGGGTCCCCGCCCACATCACGCCGCGCTGGACGCGAGTGGGGGGACCGAAGGTGCCGTTGCTGAGGGTGTCCCAGACGAGGTTGTGGACCTGCTCCGGAGTGAGGTCCTCCGGGCGCAGGACCGGCAACCTGCGCGGGCCGTCCATCAGTTGTCGAAGAGGGACTGCTCGTCGGTCACAACGTCTTCGGAGACTTGCGCCTCCTCCACCGTGGCCTCCATCGCTGCCAGTTCGTCGTCGGTCGGGGGGCGTTTGTCTTCGTTGCGTTCGTCGAGAACTTCGGCGACGGCCTCCTTGATGACGTCCTTGATCGCTTGACGGAAGCCACCGTCACGAGGGGTCTTGCCCGCCCGGTTCAGGTGTACCGAGATCTGCCGCAGTGCCGTGGAGAGTTGCATCCAGGAAGTAGGGGTCGTTCGGGTCGTAGTCAGGCCTGTTGGCGTTGGCGATCTTCGCGCGGTCGCTGGACAGGGCTTGCGTGACCTGAGTGGTTGAGGTGTGGAAGCGGAGGTCGCCCTTGAGGAAGCGACGAGCGACCTCCAGAGCCCCGACAGGAGCGTCGGTACTCTCGGCGGCCCATCCGCAGTAATCGGCGATCAGATCCTGGAGCCGGTCGACAAGCGGTTGAAGCTCGTCATCCACCGTCAGACCGGTTTGCTCCAGGAATCGGATCGCACTGGTTGCGAGTTGCGGCGAGAGCTTCTGGCGTGCTTCGTGGGTTTCAGCTGCGGAGAGCCGCTCGATGTAGTTGTTGGCCAGAAGAATCTCGTCGCGCATCACAGGAGTTCGAGAACGAGGTCCATCCAGGCGCCCCGCGGGGTGAAGCCCAGATCGAGGACGCCGAAGGAGGCCTCAGCGTGCGACAGAGCATCGCGGTAGACCGCTCCCTGGTCCTGGATGTAGGAGTCCTGGAGAGCGACGTAGTCCGGGTGCGTGTCGTTGGAAGCCGCCTCGACGTTGAGGCGGGAGAAGCGGGCGACCGACCGACGCTTGTACTTGATGCCCGCGGCTTCGATGCCAGCCTTCATGGCCTCCTTGAAGAGGTAGCCCTGGACGCCAGCACGGAGACCGACCGGGGTCAGTCCGACGAGGTTCGGCTCCGTCACGGAAGCCGCTCCTGAGCGGATGGCGATCTTCGTCGCGGACGAGCCGTCCGAGTTGTCGACCGAGATGTAGTACGGGATGTTCGCGATCAGCGTCCGGTGCTGGGCCGCAGACAGGGTCGGGCCGGCGCTGGACAGCGCGAGGAGACCGGCGGTCGTGAGGCCGCAGGAGCGGACCACAGAGATCAGCTCGGACCACGGCGTGATCCCGGTGACGTAGTCGCCCTCGTTCGCCTTGGTGTTGGCGGCGGAGTAGTTCGTCGAGGCAGCGGAGCTGAAATCCTCGGCCGCGAACGGGACACGCGCGGAGTCTTCCACGATCGAGAAGTCCAGGTCGGGCTGCCGTCCGCCGACGAAGTTCGGGAACACGCTCTGCAGCGTGGACGGGAACGAAGCGCTGCCGACCGGCTCGCGCGTGGTGCCGTAGGCCAGGAGGAAGCACGAGAACGCCGCGTCGAAGTCGCCCCAGAGCATGATCGCCTCGGGATCGAAGCCGTACGTATCCGCGTTGGCGCGAGCCCACTGGATGGCGTAGGCGTTCTGCACGCAGGCGTCGAAGCCCGCGGGGTCGGTGCCGCTGGCGGGGACGACGTTCGGCGTGCCCAGCTCCTGCGCTGATCCGGCCGGCGTGTTCATGATCACCGTCAGGCCTTGGATCACGTCGTCGCGGGCGCCGCTCAGGACGGTCGAGTTGACGCCACAGCTGTCCAGCGTCAGCACGGCCCAGCCGCGCTTGAGCGCCTCGTAGACCATGCTGTCCGGGCCCGAGGCCCGTTGGTCGTCCGGTACGTCCTCGGCGGCGGTGCCGCTGACCGGTCCGATCTTGTTGTAGGCGTTGCCCAGTCCGGGCTGCCCCACGCGGTAGATCAGGACCGGCATGCCGTTGTTCTGCGTCCGGGCCGGGACTGCCGGAAGGAACAGCCGGTTGTTGTTGATGTCGCCGCTGAGCGAGCCCGTGAAGGGCACCGACGGGTAGATGTCGACAGCCCCGTCGACCCAGGCCATCCCGGCCTGGTCGGCCGTGCCGCCGTCGAAGTCGACGATGCGGTAGCGCATCTCCTCGTAGCGGCCGTTGGCGATGGTGCTGCTCACCGGCGTGCCGGCGTTGTCCATCGTCAGCGTGGCCACCGACGTCCAGGCCTCGGTCGGGTTGTCGCGTCCCTCGATCTCGACGTCGAAGGTCCGGGCGCCCGAGGAGTTCAGCATCGGCCAGGAGCCGGCGCGGAGTTCCAGGTGGACGTCCTTACGCGTCCCGTCCGGGTTGCGAGCGCCGCCGGTGCGGCAGATCTCGACGGCGCCCGTGCCGAAGCGGAAGCCGCTGGTCGGGGTGAACGGGGTGAAGCGGGCGAGGTAGCGGCGCGGGTTGCGCTCTTGGTTCAGGTTCTTGGTGAACTGCATGGATCAGAGGACGGGAACGCCGCTGCGTGCGAGGGTCCGTCGGTTCTGGACGTCACGCACAGCCTGCGCGAGATCCGGGGTTTCTTGAAGGGTTTGGCGCCAGGCAACACGTTGGTAGTACCGAATCACACGATTCAGCGCATCGCGGCGTGGCGACTCGACATCGAACGTCGAGATTGGCGTCATCTCCCGATACGCAGGATCGTTGATGAGCGCAGTCAGCGCTTCGCGGAGGTTCTGTCCGTCGACACGGACTTTCCCCGCAAGCTCCATCCACCGGTCGTACGCGGTGGTGTTTCCAGAAGGGACCTCGTGGAGGTCGATGCCGTTCCGCATGGGGCGCGGAGGGCGGAAGCCGTGACCGAGCAGGGCCATCTCCTCGAAGATGGTGTCGTCGGTGACGGTCGAGTAGTCGATCGGGAGGAAGCCCTTGAAGAACCCCTCGATGCGCGACTCGTAGCGCTTGATCGGCTCGCCCAGGATGTTCCGCCGCGGCGGGAGCGTCTGGCTGAGGCCGGGCGTCCGGTCGTAGATCTTGTCGAGGACGTCGCGAACTTCGCGGAAGGCCGGGTCCTCGTCGTAGATCGGAGCGGTGAGGTCGCGTACGGACTTCACGGCGCCCGGCACGACGAAGGTCGCCGCCAGCGTCTGCGCCAGCTTGCCACCACCCTGCTCGGGGTCGTTGAGGACGTCGACCACGGTCGAGAATCCTTGCAGGTACGTCTTGTCCTGCATCTGGCGGGCGATGGCCGCGATCATCCCGTGGGCCGCGGTGTCCCACGTACCCGACTCCGGGTCGTCGTCGTACTTGCCGAACTCGTAGACGTCGGCCGCGACGCCGAGCATCGTGGCGAACGGGTCGAAGCGGGCGTACGAGATGTACGTGTCTCCGAAGCGGATCGAGTACGGCTGCCAGCCGGCGCGGAGGAGGGTCTTACGACGGTCGGGATCCGCGGGACCGCCACCGGTGAGGTGGCCCGAAGCAGCGAGCCCAATGAGAGAACTTCCCATGAGTAGCGCGGCAGAGAACTTCCCTACCTCTTGCGCCACCAGTGCCGGGTTGTTGCTGGTCAGGTTGCGGATCATGCCGTCCTGGATCTCACGGATCGTCGTCCCTTCCTGGAACTGGCGCTTGACCGCCTCCGGCATCCGGCGGTTCTTGATCACCTTCTCGAACGACGGGATGATCTCGACCATCATCGCGGCCCCACGGCGGAGCTGCTTGATCGGGGCGCCGACCATCGTGCGATCGAGGCCGGAGAACAGGAGGTTCGCGGGCGTCCGGACGAACGGGAAGATGAGACGCAGGCCGGGGTGGTCGATCGTGGCCTGCTGCATCTTGGCCGCCAGGCCTTCGAGACCAGGGGCGTCTGACCGCAAGTTGTGCGTCCAGGTGCCCATCTCGGCGTAGTTCAACGCCCGCTGGACGACGGGACCGATCTCGGGCCGCTCTCGGAAGGTCTTCTCGACCGCCCGCTGCAGCACGCCCTTGAGGAGCTTCTCGTCCTGGAGGACGACCGACTCCGGGTTCCGCTCTCGGATCTTGGCGATGACGTCCTGCTGGATGCCCTTGACCGTGGTCGCGTGTCCGCCGGAGAGCGTCCGCTTCACGTAGGAGTCGGCGTAGTCGACGATCTCCTTACCGGACAGCTTCTCGCCGGCCGCGTTGACGCGCCCCCGAGCGATGCCAGCGGCGTCGGCGTAGACCGAGGAGCGGTAGCCGATGTTCTTCCAGAACTCGTCCGTCGCGAGCAGCGTGTTGCCGGGCAGCTTGAGGATCCGCTTCATGGCGTTCTGCGCCATCGTCATACCGGCGGGGATGCCACGGCTGCCTCCTTCCTTGAGTTCGCCGGCGAGGTCCTTGAGCACCTGGGCGTCGTCGACCGAGGCCGACGGGTTGAGCCGCTGGCGGCCCGTAGTCATCGTGTGCTTGAACGCGCCCCACGACTCCAAGAACGCACGGTTCATCCCGTGGATCTGGTCGACCGCGTGCATGAACCCGGCCTTCGAGTTCGCCGCGAGACGCTGGCCACGAGCCGCCGTGTCGGCGTTCTTCGTGACGGCGCCGGCGACGCGGACACCCGCGCTGAGCGTTCCCATGACCGCGGACCCGAGCATGCGTTCCATCGGGAGGTAGCCCGTCATGAGAGCGCCGGAGATCGCGTTGACGGACGCCGTGGCCGGGCTCGACAGCAGGGCGAAGTAGTAGTAGTCCAGCGCGGCGCCGAAGAACCCAGTCTTCTGGTGCTGCTCCAGGATGCGGTTCATCCGCGCCATGCGGACGAACTGGTCCTCATCGGTGTTGGCCGCGAGGCTACGGAGCATCTTGACCATCCGCTTGAGCGACTGCGCCCCACCCATCTCGTCCACGAGGCGGCGGAGTTCGTCGTTCTTGCGTTCGGCATCGACGAGCGTCGAGAGGGCGCGGGTCTCTTCCTGCGGGATGAGGCCTTCGGAGTCGAGCAGGCCCGAGTCCTCCACGTCGCCCTGGGCCTCGCGAGCTTGCTTCGCCTGGCGCCCAGCGGAGGTACGGCCGAAGTCCGGCTCGATGGCCTGCTGCTGGCCAATCGGCGTCTGCGTAGGATCGAACTCCTGAGCGCCGTACCGCTGGCTCTGCAGCAGGCGGCCCGACTCGCGCTTGACGCCCTTCACGGCGGCAGCGAGGTCGCTCAGACGCTCGTAGTCCATGGCCAGGTCGACCAGCTCCTTGTCGGACATCATGTCCGGGTTGAGCTTGAGCACCTTCTCACGGAGGTTCCGGAAGCCGGTGAACATCGTGTCCGCCGCAGCGGCGAGGACGACCCGACCGTCGGCGAGGTTCTCGGCCTCGATCCCCAGGCGCTTGATCAGGTTGGTCTGCATCTTGACCACGTCGCTGCCGCTCAGGTCGAGCATCTGCGCGAGCTTCTCGCCCTTGGCTTCGAGGAACTGCGCCTCGCGGACGGGGATCTCAGCCCCACCGGCCTTCGCCTTGGCGACGGTCTTGTTGTACATGACCGCGTCCCGGTACAGCATGTCCAGACCGGGCGCCAGCTCGGGGTCAATCTTCGACGTGTTGAAGAGGACTTCCTCCTCAGACCCGTCGGGGAGCGTGCGACCCGTGGTCTTCTGCTCGTTCCGGTTGATCACGAACTCGTCGTACTTACCGATCGACTCCGAGATCTCGGCCTGGCGAGCAGCGACGTCCTCTGAGGAGATCTTGAGTCCGCCAACCGAGTTGTCCGCGCTGCGGCTGTACGCGACGGCGGCGTCCTGGTTGATCGGGAGGAACGAGCCACCGATGGGCGTCTTGTTCTTGCGGAGGTCCTTGAGGGCGTCCTGCACGACGTCGTCGCCGTTGGCGCGGCGGAACAGGTCGAACACGTCCTGCATGAGGACGCGGCCCTTCTTGAGGAAGGACTGCACCTGTTCGTTGTCCGTCATCGCCTCACGGGTGAGGTCGTCCAGCTCGCGAGCCGTAGCCACTTCGACGAACCACTCGTCCTCGTTCTTCCAGCGGTAGTCGCTGGGGCGGTAGTCCTTCGAGGCGAGACGGCGAGCGAGGTCGGGGTCCGCTTCCATCGCGGCGTTCCGCGCCTTGGTGAACTCCTCCGAGATGCGGGCCTTCATCCGGGGGTCGATGTACCCGGTCAGCGCGTGGTAGATCTCGTGGATGAACTCACGGTCCAGCCGACTGTTCTTGACGCCGTCGACCGCGATCGTGGCCAGCTTGTTCGTGAAGTCGAAGCTGGACTTCTCGCCGCGCTTCATCGAGAACTCGACGCGGATGTCGTCGAAGACGAAGGAGCCCACGCGGTCCACGAAGGCGGCCACGTTGGCGCCGGACTGCGAGAGGTCCCCCGTGAGGTCGGCGAACTCCTGGGCGCGGGCGACGACCTGCTTGGCCCCGTCGGACCGCTGGACGCGGTCGGCCACCACGCCGGCGTCGGTCATGACGTCCCGGCGCTCCTTGAGGGCCCCGTAGTCGTCGGGGACCTGGGCCTCCTCGATCTTGGCCAGCAGCTCCGGGTTCTCAGAGAGCCCCACAGCGTCCGCCACGGCCTTCTGGGCGGCCTCCTGGGACCCAACGCCCTTCGCCTTGCGAAGTCCCGAGAGAACGGCAATCAGGGGCTCTGTGAGGGCGCCGATCCCGAGGCCTTCCAGGACGTTCTTGAAGCGGCCCTCGATCTCCCCGTCGTCCTCGTCCGCGGCGAGGTACTCGGAGATCGGGTTCCGGAGGGCAGGGACTTCCTGGATCAGGTTGGACAGGCGCTCCTCGGTGCCCCCGAAGGCCACGCCGTCGGCGAAGGCGCCGGCCACGGCCCCACGGGCGATGGTCCCGAGCTTCCCGGCCTCCATGGTCATGTCGAGCTTGCCGAGCTTCCCGGCCTTGCCCAGGACCTTGGCCGCCCCGGTGAAGGGGATCAGGAACTCCAGGACGGAGTCGAGCATGCCGCCGGCGATGGTCCGGTTGTCCCCGACCGTGGCACGGGAGAGAGCGCCGCGTTCGAAGAACTCGGGGAGGTAACCACCGGCGATGGTGTCGGCCAGACCCCAGACGTCGTCGAAGACGCCTTCGGCCGCACGGACGGGAGAACCGAGCACGTCCACCGCGAAGTCCGCGGCGTTCCGGAGGAAGCCGCCGCGCGGCTGCTCAGCAGTACGGATCGTGGAGGCAGTCGGGCGGAATGCACTCGCGTGGGCGAAGGCCGACTGGTACTGCGTGATGTCGTTGGGCATCAGAGGAGGTTCCGGTACGTGTAGAGGTTGTTCTGCTCGTGAAGGGCGATGATCTCATCGATGGAGGAAATGGTGCCGCCGTAGAAGTCGAGGACACGCTGCTGCTTCTCCGTGACGCCACTATCGAGCAGCGCGTTGTCGTCGGCGACCTTCCCCAGCTCGGCCCACTGGTCCTTGAGGGCTCCGCGCGAGGAACCGAGCGGGATGAGCCCCGCGTCACCGTAGTCGATCTCGTCCAGACGGATCACGTCCGTAGCGAACGCGGTGTCGTCCTTCATTCGCTTCGAGAGGCGGCTCAGGTACGCGCGGTCGCCGTCCGAGACGCCGGCGAAAATCTGCAGCTCGCCAGCGGCGACAGCGGCCATGGACATGGTCGTGTCGGCCACGATGTCGAACGCTTCTTGCGGCTCCAGAGCACCACTGGCCAGTCCGTACGCCGCGGTCGCTCGCAGGCGCAGGCGGAGATCGCTGGCTCGCGTACGCGAAGGGGCGAGGCTGTCGGCCGAGCTGAACGGGACGCCCCCGATCTCGCCCCCAAGTCGGTAGGCCTCTTCACCGGCTCGCCGGGCGTCCGTCGACAGCTGGCGATGGCGGGCCTTCCAGTCCCAGAGCTTGAGGGCCCGGTCAGTGCGCTCTTGCGGGTTGGAGAACAGGCCCAGTCCCGACTCGTCGGACAGACGCTCGACGTCCTCGGAGAAGTCCCGATACGCCTCGGTGCGGGACTGGAAGCGCAGGGCGGCCTCGGCGAACTGCTTCCGGATGGCGTCCTCGGCGTTCGTGTCGTCGGTTCCGGTCGCTTCGCCGACTTCCGTTTCGGTCAGACGGCTTCCGACGGGGAGGGCAGCCAGCACGGCGGCTTCGGCGGCTTCACGCGCCCGCTTACGGACAGCGCGGCTGTCGACCACACCGTTGAGGACGAAGTCCTGTGGGTTCACGGAGGCCGCGAGGTCTTTCAGGCTCGCGTGGTACGCCTCGGTGGCCGTGGTCCGGATAGCGGACAGCTCGTCTTCGTCGAACAGGCCGAGGTTGCCGACCTCGTAGAGTAGGGACTCCACGACACCATCGACGTACGGGTTCTCGCGGCCCTCCATCTGGGAGCCGGGGATGAAGAGCGAGGGCGCCGTGAGGAGAGCGTCCTCCTGCAGGGCGAGGCGTTCGAGGTAGTACTGCTCTCGCTCCTTGGTCAGCTGGTCCGCGGACACGTACTGGTCCAGGAGCTTGCGCGCCGTCTGGGCGCCTTCGGCCGTCTCCAGGTCCATGGCAGCTTCGATCTGCTGCTCACGTTCCCGGACCTGCTCCATGATCTGCTGGGCGCTGACCTGGGACTTCTGACCGAAGTCTGCCTTGATCTCCTTAGCCAGCGCTTCGAGACGGACGCGCTGCTCGGTCGGGTCCTTCGTCTCCTCGAAGATCTGGTACATCCCGCTCAGCAGCGCCTCGTCTGCCTGGTTCTGCAGGATGTTGATCGTCTCCAGGGCGAGGTTCTCGTCCGTGGTGTTCTCCAGGTCGGAGACGTTGAACAGCTGGTTGACCTGCGCCTCGACGTCCTGGCGGAAGGCGTCGTTGATGTTCAGGAAGCGGCTGTAGTCCTCCTGGCTCTCCGCCTTGGCCATCAGCTGGTTCCAGTGGTCGATGCCCAGCTTGTTGACGACCTCGGCGCTGAGGAGGTCCTCGGTGCCCAGCTCGCCGCGGTGGAGTCGCAGCGTCATCTCGGTCGCGAACTCGCGGTCGAGGAGGGCGATCTGCTCGCGGTTACGCTCGGCCGTCTGGACGGAGTCGTACATCCGGCGGGCTTCGCCCCGCAGCTCGTTGAGGGCGTTCGGGTCGCTCGTGAACTGGTTCTCGACGGCGTGCTTGGCGACCGCTTCGACGAAGGCCTCGCGGCCCAGCTTCCCTTCGGCGACCGCCTCGCGGGCTCCCTCGTAGACCGTGGGGATGGAGCGCATGCCGCGCCGGATCTCACGGTTGTAGCGACGCTCCTCTCGCTCGGCCTCGGCGTCCTCGGTGTGCCGCTCCTCGATCTCCTTCTTGAGGACGTTGATGGGCGAGGCGAACTCGTCGAGGTTCTTGATCTTGCCTCGGCGCGTGCGGACTTCAAGGGCCGTGTCGAGGAACGAGAGTGCGGCGTCGGAGTCGAGGTCGTTCTCGACCTTGTTCCGAGCCTCACGGATCACGGCGTCCACGAAGGTCCCCTCGGGGTCCGGCGTGCCTTCGCGGTACTCCTGGGCGAACAGGACTCCCATGGCGTGGATGGCCATGTTGTAGTCGTCCGTCGTCATGGAGCCCGGCTCGACGGCGCGGACGAGTTCCCCGATCTTGTTCGACCACAGGTCCTGCTTCTCGCTCAGCTCGGCTTCGAGCCGGCGACGGCGCGAGCGGCCGAGGACCTGCGACCGGTAGTCGGAGACTGCTTGCTGGACCTGGCTGGCGATGCCGGGGTCGCGGATCATGTCGGCCACGCCAGCCTTGTCGAGGGCCATGTCGAGGGCCTCGTTGATCTCCTGGCTGACCTGCTCCTCGCTCTTCGCGAAGCCCCGCTCGTCGCGGTACTGGACGTTCAGCTCGGCCTCGTCGAGGCTGGTCTGGAAGGTCGTCAGGTAGACGTCGGCGCGGGCGCGGTCGAGGCCGCGCTTGAAGGCCGTTCGGGACGTGACCGGGACGTTGATCTGCGCCGAGAGCTTCTCCAGCTCGGCAGCTCCGCTGTCCCCGCGGCTGATCGCTTCCTGCGCCTGGACGGCGAGGCTGGCCGCCTGCTCGAAGGTCTCCTTGTCCTGCTCCTCGTCGAGGCGGACGCCGGCCTTGACGAAGTCCTGCAGCCCTGCCGCGATGCGACGGGAGTCGATGGACTGTCGGTTCGCGCGGAAGCCTCCGGCGTTGATTCGGATCCCCGGCGTGCCGGTCTGCATGGACAGGCCAGTCGAGGGGCGGCTAGGCCGGATACGCATCAGTCGATCTCCACGGTTGCACGGAAGCCGGCCCCGGCGGTCTGAGCGAGACCACCGAGCAGGCCGATGAGGGGGTTGCCGCCGTCCAGCTCACGCGCGGCTCGCATGATGTCGAGCGAGGCCTGCTTGGCCGCGCCCATGACTTGGCGGTTACGCGAGGCGTTGAGCAGCTGGAGACGACGGGCGATCTGGTTGCGGACCTCGTCGCGCTGCAGGCGTTGGGTGTAGGCCGCAGCGGTGATGCTGTTGCCCTCGACCATGTTCGCCGCGGCGGACGCTTGGAACAGGTCGGCGTCGTCCGCCATCTGGCGGAGCGTCTGGTCCTGGAAGCGGGCGGCTTCGAGGGACTGCTCGAAGTGTTCGGCGTTGATCGCCTGGGCAGTCTGGAAGAAGGCCTCGCGGCGGGCGGCAGCGAACTTCCCGTACTGCTTCCGCAGCTCCCGCTCCTGCAGGTGGCTGATCAGGAAGTCGGCGCCGAGTCCGATCGCTCCACCGAGCGCCGCAGCTCCGCCGACCGAGTCGAGGAAGCCCATGTCGACAGACTCGTTCAGCTTGTCCGCGTACACGGCGCCCATCTGGGCCCCGAGGGATCCAAGCGTTCCGATGTCAAAGACCATGGCGGCAGTAGAGGTGGTTGGGGTAGGAGCCGTGCAGGAAGAAGAACCCGCGACGTTCGAGGGCCTTGCCGACAGCGGCGTCAGACGTGGCGGCGTACGTGTAGCGACGTGCCTTCGTCTCGGGCCGGTCGAGGAACCAGGTCATCACGCGAGCGAACTCGCGGAGGTTCGAGTAGGCCTTGGGCCGGCCGTGGAAAAAGAGGACGACCGAGTCACCGTCGAACGCCTGAGCGCCGAAGACGGCCACCGGGACGTTCGAGCGCCGGAGGGCCACAGCCCACGAGGCCTTGTCCACGTCGGCCTGGACCATCTCGTTCGGCGTGAGCTTGAGGCGCTCAGCCGTGGCGCGGTGGTCCTCGATGAGGTCGCTGGCGATGGCGTCCACGTCCCGGTCAGTCACCGGGCCCCAGGTCACTTCGCCGACGATCGTCCCCGCTTCGTCGCTTTGACTAGCCATGCGCCTCCGGTGATGAACGAGGGCACGGCCTCGTCGTTGATCAGGTCGACCACGATCTTCTCGGCCGAGCCCCGCGCGGGAACGCGGAACGTCCCAGTCTGCGGCGCGGCGGAGGAGATGAAGTCGAGCGGGTAGGAGAACGGCCCGGCGAGCGAGCCACTGACAGCCACCTCGGCGCGGAGGTAGCGCGTGGTCCGGTAGTTCAGCAGGAGCTGGTGGACCTGCACGAGCGGGTCGGCGATGCCGTGGCGCCCACGGTTCTGGGTGGCCTCCTTGGGCCACACACGGGGCAGACGGGCGCGGGCGACGCGCGGGCGGCCGAGGACCCAGCCGCGGTCGGCGGACAGGTCGACGTCGGTGAAGACCAGGTAGCCGTTGACGAGGTCGCCGCTCGACGCGGTCACGGACCCGAGGCGCGTCCCGCGCGGACTGGCTCCCGTGCCGTCAGCGACGACGACGTAGGTCGCGCCGACCTGGACGGTGTCCGGCGGCGTCACGCGGGAGTCCGAGCCGTCGAGGGTGACCGCCAGCGTGGAGCCTGCGGTCTGGCCATCCACCCCGAGAGGGAACTCGTCGTCCTGCAGGTCGGAGACGTTGAGGTTGACCCGCTCCAGGAAGGTGGATCCGTTCCGCTCGACCACGATGTAGAGGTTGTCGCGGATGAAGTGGGCGAAGCGGAGGGCGCAGCCGTCGTCCAGCTGGAGCTTCCACCACGAGGACTGGAGCAGCTCGGCCCCGTCCCAGAAGAAGCTCCGCATGAACGCGGTGGGAGAGTTCTCGCCGGCGGCCGTCACACGCGGGATGATGCCCATCATGTTCAGGCGGTCGGAGGCGAACAGGAGGTCCACCTCGCCGTCGATGTAGCCGTCGACTTGCTTGGAGACGTCGATCGGTTCGAAGCCCAACGTACCCTGTCGGGGAACCAGCTCGCGGACCTTGACGTAGGAGCCGCTACTGTCGGCCACGAGGATCCGGTTGTCGATGCTGAGCGGCTCGACGTTGGCGTCGGACCGCAGGCGGAGGGCCGGACGGATGCTGATCTGGTTGGCCGAGACGAACGGGTCGCCCTCGACCTCGTAGAACTCGCGGTCGGTCTTGGTGAAGATCGAGCCGCCAGTCATCACGACGGACGACAGGACGCCGACGGACGTGCTGGACGGGCGGACGTCGATGAGGTCCCCGTCCGGCAGCGATCGCACCGTGGTCCGCCAGAAGTTGAAGAACTGGTTCAGCTCGGACATCACGATCGAATCGCCGGACAGGAAGCCCAGGCGGTTGTACGCGATGAAGATGTTCTCGATGTACCGCAGCTCCTCGTCGGTCGACACGAACGACGGGAAGGGGTTCGACTCGTCGTCGCCGATCTGGCGGTCCTCCCAGGTCTCGGGACCGAAGGTGAAGTGCGAACGGAACGGAGTGCCGGTGACCGTGCCCACGTCGTCGTCGACCTTGAGCATCAGCGTGTGCGGCATGGTCGCGTCCTCGAAGCCCAGCTCGATGTCGGGTGCCATGGCCTCCACCCACGTACCGACGCCGAAGCCGTCAGAGTTCGGGGCGGTCGCGTCGAAGCGGACGTAGTAGTCGGCGTCCTCGCCGGTGCCCGCGTCGGCGGCGACCTTGAGGACTACGCCGTCGTAGAAGGTCTTCGGCAGGCTGAGGAAGTCGTCGACCTCGCGGTGGAGGAGGAAGAGGACCGTGTTGCCCAGGCTGTCGGCGACGCTGAGCGACTCGACCGAGTCTCCGCTGTTCAGCACGACCTTGACCAGACCGTACTCCTCGCCAGAGATGCCCGTGTTCGTGACGCTGGCGAAGAGCGGGTTGCCGGGGCCAGCGCTGTTGTTGAGGGCCGTCAGCTCGGTGTTGAACTCGCCGGCGATGTCCTCGGCGCGGGTGACTCCGCTGACGCCAGCGGGGAGCGCCTGGTTCGGGTTGCCGTTCCAGGTCTTGATGTCGACAGCGAAGTCGGTCGTACCGCCTCCGCTCTCGTTGATCGTCCCGGACAGCGTGTACGTGGTCAGGTAGCCGCCCTGGCGGACCCAGATGTAGAACTCGTCCGGGTCGGGGTAGTCGTCCGAGAGCGCCGCCCGCTTCGTGATCGGGGTGTTCGTGTTGACGACCCAGGTCGTGTCCTTGACCGTGAGCGTCTTGAAGCTGTCCTGCGGCGCGGTGAAGAACGTGTTGGCCGGCAGCGCTCCGGTCTCAAGACGCGGGACGCCGAACTGCAGCGAGCAGTCGTTCGGGCCGAAGTAGCGCAGGTCGTGCGTGACCGTCATGACCTCGCCGTCCAGCGCGCTACCGGGGGCTACCGTGAACGAGAACTCGACGTACAGCCATCCGTTGCCGACGTTGACCGTGTTCGAGTTGACGAGCGTGACGCCTGAGTAGCCCGAGCCGGCCGGCGCCGCGGCGATCCAGTTCGTTCCGTCGAAGACGATCGTCTGGAAGCCGGGGTCGTTGACCGGGTCGAAGGTCGCTCCGCCCACCGAGATGTTCAGGAAGGCGCCGACAGCGAGCGGAGTGTCGCTTCGGATCGCCGTGCTGTACGTGATGATCGTGTCCGTCGGGAACGTGTCGCCGGTGCTGTGGCGGACCGTTGACTGGTTCTCGGCGGCGTCCTGGAGTAGCTCGAAGTTGCTCGTGAAGTCGAGCGGGTAGGGCAGGCCGGTGACGGCGCCGAAGGTCGAAGCCCCGGTCAGCGTAGCCGACCACGAGCCGACGAGCAGTGGGTTGACGATCAGGTTCCCGGCCGTCTGCGTCTGCAGGTACGTGTAGTCCGGCGGATCGCTGGACCCGTCGTTCTTGTAGACCGGGTAGGAGACACCGTTCGCATCCCAGACCTGGATACCGAACGCGGTCACGGCCATGAAGAACTCGTTCCCGTCGCGGGAGTCCGAGACGTGCCAGTGGCTCTCCGGGCCGACGTTGTCGAACAGCTTGGCGACACGCTCCGTGCCGGCGCGGGAGACGCACTGCAGCGTCGGGTCCGGGACCCAGTTGATCTGCTCGTCGAACAGGTGGGCTTCCTTGTCTCCGGGCGCCTGAGTGGAAACGCCTTCGACGAAGTTGGCGAGCTTGATCCGTTCGGGCATCAGAGGGGGTAGCGACTGCGGGAGGGACCACCGAGCATCCAGATGCTGCGGGCGCGGTCGAGGCGCGTGACGCGGCGGGTCCGCTGGTCCTCGCGCTGGGCGTGGCGACCAGCCTCGAACTCCATCTGGCGCAGGCGTTCGAGGCCTTCGATCTCGCCTTCGTAGCGCTCGGCCACGTAGTTCGCGGCCATGGCGATGGCCCACAGGCGGAAGGCGTCCGACAGCTGCTCGTAGGTGTAGCCGAGGATCAGCTTGCAGCGGACGCCACCAGTGAAGACGTTGGTGTCCGTCTCCAGGTTGTAGAGGGCGTCTCCGCGGGCCGTGATCTGCGAGCCTCGTTCGAGGACCTCGACGCGGAGGGCGTTGGTCGGTAGAGCGATCAGGCCGCTACCGTCGGGCTCCAGGACCTTCTCACGGATCGTGTTGAAGTTCCAGCCCTGCAGGCAGATGTTCTTGACGGCCTCGTCGATCGCGTCGTCGATCTCCAGAATGCGTTGGTCATCCGTGACCGACGTCGGGTTAGCGACGGCCGGCTCGCCCAGCGCGTTCAGCACGCGGTTGATCGCGGTGTCCCGGTTGGTCCGGGTGGCGGGATTGATGTTGGACATTCAGGAGTGTAGGGGAGAGGCCCCCCGACAGCAGGAGGAACTGCCGGGGGGCCAGGGAGGGGAGGAGTTCCCGATCAGACGGTGTTGCGGTTCTCCTCGGTGGCGGAGGTGTAGACCGCACCGGCACCCTCGCAGCGAAGCTCGGTGGCTCCGCCGTACCAGAGGGTGTTCATGAAGTCCGAGACCAGGCGAGCCTGGCGCTCCGACTCCGCACCGAAGCCGTCCGAACCCAGGACGACTTCACCCACTGCATCGCGCGAACCGAAGAGGGCCGCGAGACCATCGGCGTGATGGTAGTAGGTGTTGGAACCGACACCCGGCGTGACCTGACCAACGGGCATGTTGGGGTCATCGTTCATCTGCTGGGTCGGCATGTTGGTCGTCTTGACCAGCTCGAAGCCCAGGACGTAGGGGACCTTCCGCATCGCCTTCGAGCCTTGGCCCGAGAAGTCGCGGTCGATCATGTCGGAGAAGTTGTTGACCGCGTACGTGTACCGGGTGGGGTTCAGGTACAGCACGCGGTCTTCCTCGGGAACCTCGTTGTCATCGAAGGCCGCAGCCATGTAGCTGATGATGTCGAGATCCACCGCCGGGTCGCCCGACGCCGGATCCATGAAGTTGCTCGCGTTGAGACCGAGGCCGGAATCGTTTCCAGCCACGACCGTACGCGAGGCCTTGAGGCCCGGAAGGAAGGTGAGGTCGTTGGCGTCAGGAGTCGTGCTGAGAGCCTGAGCGCCGGCCGCCGTGTCGTCGTGTCGCCAAGCCGCGCGGGCCAGGAGACGGAGACGGTAGCTGTCGAGACCGCGCGTGATGGCCTCGGCGGCCTGACGACGCTCCTCGGCGGTGGCGGGCCAGTGCGTCTGAGCACGGTCCATGTCGTCGATCAGAACGGGGGCGACCCACGGACGATCGAAGTAGGCGAGACGCTGAGTGCTCTGCGTCGAGCCCAGGTACGTCCCGTCGGTGACGAGGTCCTCACCACGAGCGTGGTGCTGAGCCTCCCGGCGGGCGGTGAGGATCCACTGCGCCGCCTTCATGTCACCAGCGGTGGTGAACTTGCGGGCGAAGCGTCCCTCGGTGACCGACTTGCGCTCGTACGCGAGGACGACATCGTCGGTCCAGTCGATCAGGAAGAGTTCCTGGGTGTCGGTTCCACCGACGTCGGTACCAGGAGTGAAAATGTCTGCGATGGCCATTGGATGAGGCGGGGTTGCAGTTACGGGTTGGGTTTGAAGACTCCCGCCTCGACCACTTCGTCAGGGGTCAACGGTACAAGGCCCGCTGACTGTGTCTCCGTGTGTCAGGGAGTCTGCGTCGGAGGCGGCGTGATCGTCAGACCGACCGCCTCTTCCTGCTTCTTCTTCTCTTTCAGCTGCCCCTTCGTGACGCCGCCGGTCATACCGGCCGCGGCGATGATGAGGGCAGCGACGGCGTCGCCGAGCGGGCCGAAGCCCAGGTAGCCGCCGAAGGTCTTGACGCCCGAGGCCGCTTGGTCAGCGTTCGTCACGGGCGTGTCGGGGGTGGGGTCGACGGTGCCCACGAGGGGCTCCTCCACCGGTTCGTTCAGCCACTCGCCCAGAGAGCCGCAGGCGCTCATACCGAAGACAAGGGCGAAGGACGCGAGAGTGAGCTTGATCATCGGGGCATCTGCTTGGTGGCCGAGCGGGAGACGCGGACGCCGTGGGCGCGGCCGGCCATGAACTCTCGGCGACGTTGGTTGACCTCGCGCGTGTAGCGCTGGCCCTCCTCGGACGGGTTGTTGTAGCGCCGGTCCTTCACCCGCTTGTGGTAGTCGTCCACGTCGGTGATCGGCGGCTGCGTGTTGGTGTCCTGCGGGGCGCGGCCGTTCTGACCGGTGGCGTGGTTCTTGTACGCCTTACCCGTGGCCTGGAAGTAGGCCGCCGCGAGGTCGCGTGCGGTCTGCCGCGCCACGCCCTCGTCGACGTTGTCGAGTCCGGCGTTGTAGTGGTCGAGGGCGGCGTCGTTCAGGTTCTTCGCCGCCCACTGCTGGATCTTCTCCCAGTTCTTCCCGCCGCCGGCTTCCGCCGCGATGGCGCGGTTGCGCTGATCCACGGACGTCGCCGCGGCCTGGCGGCTCATCTCGATGACGTCGTCGCTCATCCCGGCCTCGCGCATGCGTGTGACCATCTCGTCCGAGAGCTTGCGCTCCGCGTTCGCCGCGATGTCGGCGACGATGTCCTGGGCAGTGGGCGCGGTCGACGTCTTCGTCGCGGCGTCCTTGTCCAGGCGGACGCTTACCGGAACAGATTCGTCAGCCGAATCCGCAGCGCCTTCGCCTTCCGGCTGGCCTCCTTGAGCACCCGCATCGCTTTGCGGGCGAGGATCGCCGCCGCCTCCGTCAGCGCTTCGAGAGTCACGACGATCGTCAGCAGCGTCTCCAGCGCCAGGGTCTTGATCTTGTTCACGGGGGGTCTCCTGCGCTTGGCGTCGCTGGCTGGGCGGTACTTGGTCTTCGCGGTTACCGCGTTGGGTGGGGTCGATGCTGGCCACTGTTCCTCCTTACTGCTGGATGGCGGCTTGGGTCAGGGGGCCGGCGGCTTGCAGGGCCATGGCACGCTGGTGCTCTTGGGCCTGGTCTTGCGCCAGCTCCTCTTCGGTCTTGACGAAACTCGGGTCCGGGATGCCGGCTCCGATGTACACCTCTCGGACCAGACGCGGGATGTGCGTGGTCGAGATGAAGGCGTCCGCGCCGATCGTGGCGTTGAGCGTCTGAGCCGCCATGGTGAGGCGCTGCAGGTACTGAGCCTGTCCGAGCGTCTCGACGCCGGTCGTGAACTCGATGCCGACCTCCTCGCCTTCGGGGAGGTGCTGCTCAAGCTCTTCGACGATGGACGCCACGCGGTCGTTCTCCTTGAGATTCCGCCAGATCCATAGCGCGAGCGGTCGCTGGAACGCGAGCTGCAGACGAGCCGGCAGACCGCCGGTGCCCTTGTCGAGCTCAAACGCCGAGCGTGCGATCTCCTCAGCGGTGACTCGCTCGCCTTCGCGGCGGACACCGAGGAACATCAGGAAGCGGCGCGACAGGCGCTCTTCGAGCTTGGAGTGGACCTGGAACGCCCACGACAGGTCGGGGAGGTTCTGGCGCTGGTTGACCACGCCGATGTCCTCTTCGCGGCCGGGGATGTACGCGCCGTTCTCGGCCTCTTCGAGGTCGGCGATCTGCGTAGCTCCACCAGGACGGACGAGGATCTTGTTCTCCGAGGAGAAGACCGCCGCCTCGACGAGGGCCTGCGTGAGGCCGTTGAACGAAGCGAGGTCGGGCAGCAACGGATCGACCCAAGCGCGGCCGTAGTTCTCCTTGTTGTGCCACCCGGTGGTCACGACGTGAAGGGGCGCGTCTTCGTCGCTGTCGAAGTACTGCTCGGTGTTGGGGCGGACGTAGCCTCCCTTGTACGAGACGTCCTTGCCGATGGCGTTCTCGAAGTGGACTTCCTGCCACATCTTGAGCCGACCGTCGGGCTGACGGACGAGGCCGGTGAACACGATCGGCTGCTCCATGCTGAACGTGGACGGGCTGGTACTCGTGAGACGAGCCATCATGTCGCCGTGCTCCGGGAGGTCCTCGAACGCGACCCCCTCGCGGACGACGAGGGCGTTGATCTCCTTACGCGGCCCGACCATGAGCGCCACGTCTTCCAGCGTGTGGAAGCAAGGCATGCCCATCTCGTCGGCGTAGCGGTAGTCGATCACACACGTCCCGCCGACCAGCAGGAACGGCACCAGCTCGGTGAAGATCTGGCGGACGTGCAGCTCCTGGATGCGCTCCAGGATGGCGAGGTCGATCTCGGCGAGCTTCTCCCGAACCTTGACCTGGTTGTCGGGGCTCAGCGCGTTGCGATCGATGGGAAGGTGAGCGCGGAAGAACGGGACGTCATGCGGGATCTGCTGGAGCGTGATGTGCGACTGCAGGTTCGCCAGCCCTTCCGCGCCCAGGGACTGGAACGTGTACCGGACCTCTTGGACGGGCCGGCCCGGATACGTTCGCGAGTTCGTACCCTCGGGGTAGAGCGACGGATCGGTGAAGCGCGAGTTCTCGATGGCGCGCTTGAGGAAGCTCGCGCGTTCGAGTTCGGCCTTCTGCCAGATGGCGTCGAGAGAGGGTTGTTCCATCAGCGGGTGATCAGATTCCGGTTCGGCGTGGTCGTCCGGAAGTAGTTGACGCCCATCCGGTTGAGCTTGTTCTCCCGGTCGTCACGGCGCAGCGTCTCGATCTCCGTGTCAGCAGCCGCCGCGTCCGGTAGCGGGGTCGGAGGCACGTCCGGCTTGGGGAGGTCAGGATCGTTGGCCTTCTCGATCGAGTACGCCGTGCTGGCAGTACCGATCGTCAAGAGGGCCACTTCGGCGCCTGTACACATGGAGGTTCAGCGGGGGCAAAAGAAAAGGGAGCCGCGTGGGCTCCCTCGTGGATCAGTCCGGCGTCTTCTGACGCTCGCGCTCCTGTTCGAGCATCTCGATGACTTCCTGTCGGACGCGGTCTGCGACGAGGACGTCCCTGTTCACCTTGGTCACGTCGAAGGCAGACGGTTGGAGTCGATGGCGCAGCGCGACCATGAACTCCTCACTGATGAAAGGGAACTTGGGAATGGGCTTAGGCATCCTGGGTATCCGTTTGCGAGAGAACTTCGGGGGGAGTCCAGTACCGCACGCGCTTGTTCTTGCGGTCCCAGTCCTCGTCCCGGACGATCCGCGCGAGGCGGGCGTTGAGCAGGGCATCGTCCGCGGTGAGGCCCTTCGACTCGAAGGTCTTCACGACGGCCGCCCACATAGCGGGGAGGTCGCCCATCAGGGGCACCAGGATCCGCTCAGCGCGGACCTTGCCAATCCCAGGGCACCCGGAGTAGCCATCCGTCTTGTCGCCCATCAGGGCCTGGAGCAGGTGGTTCAGGTCGGCCTCCTCGGGGGTGACCTCCTGGACGTCCAGGGTCTTCGGGTTGATCACCGTGCCGGCGAGGGTCAGGAAGTCCTTGTCCTGGCCGGCGATGACCGTCGGCTTCGGCCGGGTCTGCATGATCCCAAGGATGTCGTCAGCCTCCAGCCGCGGGAAGGTCAGGACGCGGTGCCGCTCGCGGAGACGCTCCACGACCAGGCCGTAGGCCGGCGGCTTGCGGCGGTGGTCCCGGTCCTCCTTGTACGAGGGATCGAGGTCCTTACGCCAGACGTCCTTCGACGCGCAGGAGAAGGCCAGGACGTGGTCGTCGGCTCCGACCTTGGTGACCATGGTCTGGATCCGGCGCTCGACGTCAGCGACGACCTCGTCGGCGTCCACGTCGACCGAGACCATCCCGTTCGGCCACTCCTGCTCGTAGGTCGAGACCGTGCATTGACGGTAGACCAACTCGTCGCCGTCGACCAGCAGCTTCATCAGTGGCTCTCCTCGATGTGGCGACGAACGACCGGAAGGACGTCGTCCTTGAGGCGTACCAAGAACGCCTCGGCGTCGTCGACGACACCCATGAGCTGCTCCTTCGAAGAGTTCGGGAGCGAAGCGATCGCCATCTTGGCGCCGAGCGCCGCCCCTTCACCAACCACCTGGGATGCCGTCTCGGAGCCCACCAGCTCCGTCAGCAGTTCCATGAGTTCGCTCAAGTCCTCGTTCATCAGTGTGTCTCCTTCCAGGTCTGGCCGACAGCGTAGTCCGCACCAAGCGGGAGCGCGAAGCCGAAGTGCTCCGCCGCCTCCGTGATGCACGCAGCCAGCGTCTGTCCCACTTCCTCCGCCAGCTCGGGCGTCGTGAGGAACTGGAACTCGTCGTGTACGTGGAGGACGAGTTCGGCCTTACCAGCGAGCCGGTGGCACGCTTCGACCGTCGCCCACTTCATGATCACCGCGCCGTCGCTCTGGTTCTTGGCGTTGATGATCGAGTGCTTGGCACGAACAGGGATCTCTCGTCCGTCGAGGCCCGTGACTGTCCGCTTCTCCCGCATCTGCTCGATGAGGAAGTTCTGGAAGTCCTCGAAGCCCTCCATGTTCTTGAGGAACTTGTCCTTCAACTCCTTGCCCAGCACGCACAACGGACCGTAGTCCGCCGGCGGCTTGCGCTTGAACCGCCGCTTGTACGAGCGGATCATGCTGTTCTGGAGCTGCTTGTTCCTGTTGACGTACCGCTCGAAGTGCTTCTCGTCGTCGAAGCCGCGGATACTGCCGAGCTTGTGGTAGCCGCCGCCGTACATGTTGGCGTAGCCCCAGGTCTTCGCCTTGTCGCGCGACGGCAGACCGACAGCCTTCTGGACCTCTACGTGGACGTCCCCGTTGAGGACGAACTCGATGTACCGCCCACCGTCGAACGGGTAGAGGCTATTCGCCAGCGTGATCTGCTCCAGCTTTCCGGCGTCGCAGCCTACGAGGACCAGTCCTTCGGGGGCGACGAAAAGCGACCGGCACTCGGCACCCACCCCTCTAGCAGGAATGTTCGCAGTGTTCGGTCGGGAGTGGGTGCATCGTCCGGTGACGGCTCCGTTGTGGTTGATGAAGCCGTGGATCCTGCCGGTCGTCGGGTTGTAGTGGTGCGTCCACGCTTCGCTCCCTGTGCGGAGGTAGCCGATCACCTTCTTGAGGAGGAGGTACTCGGCGAGGGGCTGGGCCTCTTCGTACGGAAGCTCCTCGATGACCTTGTTGTCCAGCGCCACCTGACCGGACTTGGTGTACTTCGTCGGCGTCCAGCCGTACTTGAGCTGGAGGTGCTTGACGACGTGTTGCCGGCTGTTGGGGTTGAACGGGATGTACTTGGTCCGGGGCAGCTTCTTCTTCGGAGTCACGTAGTGCTCGACGAAGTAGGGCCGGTGCCGGACGATCTCGTTGTTCAGCAGAGCGAGGCGCTTCTCGACGCGGTCGGCGACGACCTCGCTGCGCTCCGGATCGAACGGCACGCCGACGTCCATCATCCCCTGGATGCAGCGGGCGAACGCCATTTCCAGGGCGCCGCACTCCTCCTTGAACACCCACGGGTACTCCTTGCGGAGGTGTCGCATCATGGCCAGCGTGACCTCGACGTCGCGCCGGCAGTAGGGGAGCATGTCCGGGTGCCATTCGTCGAAGCCATGCGTGTAGCCGAACGTCCCCTTCTCGATCCCGAGGCGACGTCCCCATGCGCGGATCGTGTGGATCTCGCTCTTCTTGGTCCCGTCCTCCTGCTCGATCCAGAAGCCGTCAGCGTCCGGCATAGCGAGGCGGGCGTAGACGAGCGAGTCGACGCGCTGCTCCGCCGGGACCAGGTCAGCGAACTCCGGCCACAGCTTGTCGAGCAACTTGAAGTCGTAGCTGAATCCGGAGTGGGCGCAGAACTTCTCGGACGCGTTCCGCTCGACCAGATCTCGGAACCCGGTCAGGTCCTCGGGACCGAACTCGTACCACTCCTTGGTCTTCGTGTCGAAGCAGACCACACACCAGATGCGCGTGGCCTCCTCCAAGTACCCGTTCGCTTCGACGTCGAAGATGATCATCCGAAGTACTCCAAGATCAGCTCGGCCTCGGGGCGCGTGGGCGAGCCGCCGAGGAACACGTCGCCGGCGAGGCCCTCGCGGAGCGTCTTGACTTCCAGGTAGTCGCCGGCGGTCAACGGCTGAGAAGTGGAGAACGACACGCCGATGGGCCATCCGCTGTTCGAGTCCGTCCTGTTCGACGGAGACATGAAGTCGTTCAGCGGGAGCGTGTCGCCGTTGGCGAAGATGCCCCACGCCACGATGCACCGTGGTGCGCCGGAGCCCTCCATCCGCGCTGTGAAGTGCAGATGGTAGCGCCCAGTCTCGCCGATCTCGATCCGGTTGCTGGCGTCGAACTCCCAGAAGTCCGGGTTGCCGACGAAGCCGCCGGCCGTGACGAACGGCACCGTGAAGACGGTCGTGCGGTTGAGGTTGCTGGTCGTCCACAGACGGACCTTACCGACCTGGGGCCCGCCTCCGGCTGCAGGGAAGTCCGTCGCAACCTCGCGCGCGAAGGTCGAGTCACGCTGGCCGCGGCGCGAGAGGTCGGCGACCTGGCGTTCCAGGCGTCGGATCCGCAGGTTCTGGTACGCGTCGGTCATGCTTCGGTGAGTAGGCCGGTGTTCCGGTCGTAGATGAGGTTCCCGATGTGGCCCGTGATCCCCGTGATCCGAGCCTTGAGCGAGTAGATCGCCGTGGTGTCGCGGTCCTCGGGCTCTTCCGCTTGCGTGTCGCGCGTGTAGGCGAGGATGCTGTTCGGGATCTGCTTGAGCGTGCCCGAGCCGCGGAAGTCCGTGAGACGAATCGCTCCGCCCTCCTCGTGCGTGCGGCGATCCTTCGCCGGCTGCGACAGGTGCGACACCAGGTGCAGGTGGAAGCCGTATCGGATCACCATCTGGCGGAACTGCGTCATGAGTTCGTCGATGCGCTTCCGCTCGTCGCCCTCGGTCGCGACACCAGACACGGCGCCTGAGACGTGGTCGAGAATGACGGTGTTGCACTTGAGCCCCGACGCCATCCAGCGGATCGCCTCGGTGATGTCTTCCGGGTTCCAGCCGGCCTCGGGGTTGTAGAACTCCAGGCCATTCTGGATCTCAGACCACTCCTTCTCGTAGACCGAGTAGTCGCAGTCGAAGTCCGTGATCAGGTTGTGACCGACGCGGTGCGACAGGATCTTGAGTGCCGCCTCCTGCACGGTGTCTTCCAAGAAGATCACACCGACGCGCTGGCCGAGCTGGATCAAGTGGTTGGCCTGCGCGGCCATGATGGTCGTCTTACCCACCCCGGTGCCGGCGCCATGCATCGTGATCTCAGCAGCGCGCTGGCCGTACAGCGCTTCGTCGACGCACTTGAAGGCGAACGGCACGCCGCGTTCGCGCTTCTTCGTGAGCAGGGTGAAGACGTCCTCCTGTCCGACGATCGTCTCGGGCTTGTAGACCTTCGCGTTCCACAGCGCCCAGTGGAGGGCGTCGCGACCCTTCTCCTTGAGGACCTCGTTCGGGTCCTTGAGCGGGAGGTCAGCGACGTAGGCGACGCCGGGCGGCAGGAGCTTGACCGCCTTCTCGACGGCCTCCCTCCCCGGCTTGTCCATGTCGAAGGCGAGGACGATCTTCTCGAACTTGCGGAGCCAGTCGATGTGCTCCTTGAACACGGTCTCGACGGAGCCGGCGCCGTCGGGGAGAGACACCACGGGCCAGTCCTTCTGTTGGATCGTGGCGACCGACAGGGCGTCGATCTCGCCTTCCGTGATCGTGAGAACTTTCGTGCCCTCGCAAGCGTGCTGGCCGTAGAAGCAAGGCTTACCGCGGCCTACCCAGCCGAAGCTCTTCCCCTTGCCCCGCCACTTGTATCCCTGGATCTTCCCCTCGGCGTCCCGGTACACGGCGACGTGGACCTTCTTGCCGTTGAACTGACCCATGCGGTAGTCGAAGCGGTCGCACTGCCGCGGGTCGAGCCCACGCTTGAGGCCGGCCGGATCCGAGAAGACCACGAGTTCGTAGTCCCCCTTCTCCGTGAACTGCGGTTCAGTAGCGCACTTCGCCGACCCGTCGTCGTGGAAGTATGTCTGGCACGAGAAGCAGTAGCTCCCCTTCCCGTCGGCGAACTCCGCGCGTGCATCGCTCGCTCGGCACCCCTCCGTGTCCAAGCACGGCAGCCCTCGCGCTGCGTACTTTCCCATCACCAGGCTCCTACTCGCTTGAGAATCAGCTTCCGTTCGTTGTACGTGAGGTCCGCCTGATAGACGATACCTCGGATGCGGGCATGGACAGACGCCAGCGAACCCCCGTCAAGGCCGGCCTGGTCGAAGGCCTTCGCCATCTGCTCGCACGCGTCTACGAGTCGCTGCTCGACTCCATCTCGTCCAGCCACTCCAGCTCCATCCGGAGGTACTTGATCGCCTTCTCCAGGTCCTGCCGCTTCGAGGCGCTGTGCTTCTTCCCTGCTCTCCATACGTACTTGATCACGTTACCGAGGTTGAAGTTGAACCATCGAGTGACGTGGTTGCACTCGATGCCGGGGAGCCAGTTGTAGTGAGAGGGCTTCTCGACGGGGTCGAACGACTCGGCGACCTGGTCGAAGGAGTAGGTCAGCGGCAGCTGGAGCCCCTCCTTGAGGAGCTGCTTGACGTCCTCCTCCCGGTCGTCCTCTGACGGGTTGCTTCCGATGGCCATCACTCGTACCAGCAGTAGATGAGGAAGCTCTGGTCGTAGTCGAACTCGCGCGCCACAGCTCTCTGCTGCTGGTGGGACAGATCGATACAGAACTGCGACAAGTGGCACTTAGCGTGCGAGATCCACAGCACACCGGAATCGCTGAGCGAGGCCCACGGGCAGAACTCAACGACGGCTTCGTCCCCGGATGGCATGTCATAGCGATCGTGGTGGGAGCTGAGACCCGAACGGAACTCAAGCCACAGGCGCTCAGCGTCGTCGGGAATGTCCCACACGTCGCTCACGACTTCGCACAGCTCAAGGGGACCGTCGTCCGTATCCTCGCTGACGCGGACCCAGTCAGCGCGGTAGATGCCCGACCGCTTGTACGGACCCCAGATCACAGCGACACCTTCTGCAGGCGGCCCTGCTTGACGAGCTGCTCGTAGCGGCGGCAGAAGGCTAAGCTGAACCCCGTGTAGGACTTGTACCGCGTGTGGTCCAAGTCAACGTGGGAGGTGGCTACGATGGGCAAGCCGTACTCGTGGCGAAGCTCAGCGATCCTCGACGTGAGCGACATGATGCCGTAGCGCGTGGCCGCGACGAGCGGCGTCAGGCGGTGGCCCTGGTACAAAGCGGCGGCGATCCAGTCAATCTGCCGCGGCTCGGTTCTGGTTGAAGTCATCAACGAACTCCTCGATTCGTCCCAACGGGATGGCGACCATCCACGGACTGTTGTTCTCGTGCAGGAGCAGCAGCTCGTACTGCCCCTCCCCCTTATCGGCGCGGGCCTGGTCCAGGAACCGGAACACGCCCATGCTCTTGCGGTGCTTCACCTCGACGTGGCTGCGCGCCATGACGTCTTCCAGGTCCGCACCAAGCTGCCCAGTACGTTGGGCAGTGCGCCGGGCACGAGGCGCGTAGAGGTACTTTTGTGCGGCTTGCGCCGCTTGGCGTTCGTATCTGGAACCCCGTGCCCGGCTGCTCTCTGTCATTGGTTGCGACGACGGCGTTGGACCCAGTCGTACACGGCGGCGCCAACGTATCCGATGGCGAAGCCGATCACGAAACTGCTGAGATACACCATCACTCGAAGTCGTCCTCGTCTTCGTCGTCGTCGGCGCTCGCGGCCGGCTTGTCGTCGCCCTCGTCGTCCGCTCCCGACTCGTCGGCAAACGGGTTCGAGTCGTACTCGGCCTGCTCGATGATCTGCAGGGCGTTGAAGCCGAAGGCCACGCCGACCTCCTTGGCCGCGTCGTTGACGTACGCGAACGCGGTGACGTCGCAGTGGACGATCCAGCCGCTGTAGATCTGCGGCACGGCGTCGCCCGTCAGGAGCTTGCCCTTGACGTCGTAGATGCGGACGTTCTTCTGCTCCCACTGGGGCGCGTCCTTCGTGCCGACGTTGCGGTAGCCCGGCGTCGAGGTACGGATCCAGACGTCGCCGGTGTCCTTGTCGTCCTGGTCGTAGGCGATCTGGAACACGGGGCGCTTGGTCAGCGCCTTGGCCCGCTCCTGGTCCTTCTTCGAACCGGCCTTGAGTTCGCTCACGACCTGGTCGTAGTACTCGTCGCGGATCGCTTCGAGTTCGGCCGCGAGTTCGCGGTGCTGCTCCGAGTCGGCGGCGTACAGCAGCTCGGTGCTGTACTTCTGCTTGCCCTTCTCCGACTCGAACCGGTCGTTCGGCTTGTTCAGGTGTGCCCAGCGCGTGCGGGCGTTGCGGAACTGACCGCGGTACATCGGGGCACCGGACTTGGTCGTACGCTTGGTCTGCTTGAAGATCATGCGAATGCGTAGATTGCTTTCTTGACGAGCGTGACGTCGAACGTACCCAGGTTCGGAAGCTCGGGGACCGGAGCCTGACGACTCCACCCATCACGCAGAGCTTCCAACGGGTTGTTCACGAACAGATCGTGCAGCTGCTCACGCAGCACGACCGACAGCCTCCCCGCATGGCAGGCATGTACTCCGAAGCAGTCGTGGACGAATCGCACGGACTGCAGGCCCTCGTCGCGCAGCTGCAGCCCCACGTTGTGGAGGAACGCAGCGTCGAGGGAGTGGATGAAGTTCGGGGCGATGGCGTTGACCGTCTTCTTTCGGTCGACCTTGTCCGTCTGGACGTGCCACGCCCGCTTGTGCGTCTGAGGCCCGAACGTCAGCTTGATCGTCGTCTTCTTCGAGCGCTGGAAGACGTTCCGTACCGGGAAGCCAGACGGGCTGGTCCACGTAGGCTCGACGCCGTGGTCGAGCATGACGCCGACGGACTCCTTGAGCCACTCACGTCCGATCACTGCGCCGTGGAGGACGTCCTCGATGGCCTGCCAGATGTGGCGACCAAGGGCCCGCGACCGTGCCCCGAAGCCCTTGACGAGCAGGTGAGGCATGTTCTCGACGACCCAGTCGTTGATGTAGTCCGTCGAGGACCACTCGCTGACGTTGTACGGGAACGTCATGGTGCTGCGCTTGCAGAGCCCGCGAGGCACCTTCCCGCCGTACTGCTGGTGGAAGACCTCCAACCAGTACTGCGCCTTCGGGTCCTCGTACTGCGCCTCTTCGAGGAACTGCAGGGCGCGGTCGCCGGCAGCCTGGTAGATGTCCTCGGGCTGCTCGACCGGCATGAGGTTCGTCAGGCGAGCAAGGTACGGATCCCGCAGGCAGAGCGCCCACAGCTGCAGCCCATTGTTCGTGCCGTCGAGCGATACCGGATGATGTGACGGGTTGCCCTTCTTCGCCTCGACGTAGTCGGCGCACCAACCGAGGAACTGGAAGGGCTCGTCGGCGTCCTCCCACAGTCGGCAGTCGAGCGGATCGTCGGCGATGGCCTCGATCATCGACTCGTTGTCGACGACCCACTTGATGCGGTCCGTGAAGGACAGCTTGTCCTTGCCGTAGAGGTTGGCGCCGCCGATGCGGAGCCAGTCGAGGTCGCGAGCGGTCTCCAGGACCTTGCCTTCCTTGAAGCGCAGCGCTCCGCGGACGAGGTCTCCTCCCTGGTAGTGGACCGTGTCGGCCACGGGGTACAGCCGGCCGCGGAAGTCCGCGCGGTGGACGAAGAACAGGTCCTTGCCCTCGTCCTCCTTGAGTTCCTTGACGGCGTCGAACTGGGCGGCCCGCTTCCCGCGCTCCTCCTCGTTCTTCCGCCAGGCTTTGCTGTTCCGCTCCTTCGCCCAGCGGTACTGGTCCCGCGTCATCGTCGCGCGGTCGAGCTTCTCGATGCGGCGCGGCTTGGGCTTGGCGAGGCCGGCCCGCTCGATGTCGTGTTCGATGTAGTGGTCCGCCATGGCGACCACCAGGGAGTCGGTCCGGAACGCGACGGACTGGAGGTAGTTCGCGACCGTCAATGCGGCGCCCACTCCCTTGTCCTTGTACCACTCGAACTGCTTCTTCGACTTCGTGATCACGAAGGGCCGCTGCAAGTGCAGTGAGTGGTAGCCGCCGCGAACGACCGACTCCCAAGGCAGCGGTTCGTCGACACACGATCGGAGCTTCGGGCGGTAGTCAAGGTAGCGGAACTTCGTCCGCTCGACCCAGTCCTCGAACTCGTCGGTGAACCTGACGAACCATCGGCCTGCACGCTGGTGGTACTTGATGTCGATCACGCCAGAGACGTGACGCATCACCGTGACCCACCATTGACCGAGGCGCGCAATCTCCCCGGTGTTGAAGACGTGCAGGTTGTGACCCTCGGCGACGTACTCCTCACGGATGCGAGCCTTCTTCGCTGCAGGGCGGAAGGTCTCCCACCGTTTCTGAGCACGGTTCCAACGCTTCGGGTCCTCGCGTCGCAGCTCTCGGAAGACGATCTCCTCTTCGAGCCCTCGGGCGATGGCCTTCACGACGTAGTGAATGTCGCGGGGGCCTCGCGCAACAGAGCGGATCGTGGCCTCGACGACGCAGAACGCGAGTACGTCGTCGGGGAGGGGGTCCACTAGATCGAAGACCTCGCGTTCGTGTGCATGCACGTCCGCGACGGGGAGGGCCTTGACCTTCTGCCGCCACTGTCCAACATGCTCAGCGAGTTCGGTTGTGGAGCGGTTGATGACGAACCGACCGTGGTCCGAGAACTCCAGGGGCGTCTTCGCCGCTCTGGACTCCTCTCGGTTCTTGCCGAGACGGACCATCTGTTCCTCTCGCTTCCGCTGCTCCCCGCTGGGCATGCGAGGAGTGTACAGCACGCTCGTTGCGCCTAGTCTCCGAAGATGACGTGGTGCGCCCGAGCCCACCAGAGGCCGAAGCTCGGGGGGTGCATCGTGTACGCCAGCTCGGGGTCCTCGTGGTTGAACCAGTCGAGGGCGTGGGCGTACTCGTGGGCGAGCAGGAACAGTCTGTGCCTGACGTGGTAGCGCTTCTCGATCGTGATCACGAACGAGCGGCGCCCCCGCCGGTTGGCGATGCGGCAGTACGCACACGCGTCGCCGGCGAGGGCGCGGTACTCGACGACGACGGGAAGCCTAGTGGGCAGCTCGTCCTTCAAGGCCTTGAGAGCGTCACGAAGGATGACGCGGGCCCGGCTAGGCGTCACGTCGTCGAGGGTCACGACAGCTGCTGCGTGTGGGCGAGGATGTGGTGGACCATCGAGCCCTCGCTCGCGTACGTCGTCCGGTTCATCGACGTACCGGTGGCGAACTGCGTAACCATGTCGGAGTCGTAGGCCGCGATCAGCGCCTCGATGATCGGGCGGTAGAGCGTGAGGTTACCCACCTCCTGCTCGTCACGACCGGTCAGCATGAGCGCCGTGGCAAACACGCGTCGGATGTACGTCCGGCTGTACTGGTTCGAGCCCGACTCGTAGTCCGGGCTGGAGTACAGCGCGTCGACAGCCGAGTGCGACTGGACGAGGTGCGTGAGGTTCTTGCCCTTCTCGACGATGCCCACGCGGTAGTCGTGGGACTCGGCCAGCGGGTCCTTGTAGATCGTCAGGTTGCACCACAGGCCGCGGAGCAGGACGAGGCCCACCGTGAGGTCGTCCTCGCGTCCAGTCGCACGAGCGGCCGCCCAGCAGGCGTTGAGCAGCAGACCGTCCTGCCAAGGTTGCACGACCTCGGGGATCGTGGCCGCCGCTTCGGCCTGCAGCTCTTCCGTCCGGCTCAGCTCCTCGACCGTCTTGCCCAGAGCCGTCGCGAGGATCTCGTACTGCTCCTCGTACAGCTGGTTCCGAGCGGTCGTGAACTCGAAGTTGCCGTCGCTCCAGCGCCCGAAGCCGCCGTTGGGCATCTGGTACTCCGCCAGCGACGCGATGTACAGCCAGCAGTGGTCGTGGAAGTCCTTGTACAGGTCCGCCTCGAACACGTTGTTGACGTACGTCAGCGCCGCGGCGGCCGTGTAGGCGATCCAGGCCTGGGCTCGGCCGCCGCTCGTTCCCTTACCTGGGCCGAGGGAGTACTGCTTCGGATCCGGGCCGGTGAAGATGGCCGCCGAACCGAAGTACAGCAGGAGCAAGCGAGCGAGCGGGTCGCCGTGATGCTCGACGAGACCGAGGATCGGTTCGAGGGCGCGGACCAGGTGCATGTCCTTGATCGCACCCCAGCGCCGCTCGATCTCCCACTGCGTACCAGAGGCCGTCAGCGGGGCGTTGCCCGGAGCGTTCTGGTTCCACGGACCACTGGTCCACGAGTGAGCCACGGCCTTGTTGGCGTCCTGCGTGTCGGACTCGACGGTCATCTTCGGGTTGCCGCCGAAGCGCGTCATGATCGCGTTGCGGGAAGCCGGCTGCCCCTTGTACTGGACGAAGACGTGGTGGCGGTCGACGACGTTCTCCGTGAAGGCCCAGAGGTAGGCGACGCGGTTGAGAGCGTTGGTCAGCATGAACTGGGCGTGCCAGTCCGTACCGACGAAGATCCCCGTGGCGACGCCGCCGAACTTGGGATAGACGCGGTGGGCTCGACCGGAGAAGCCGTCCACATCGCCGCCCCAGTAGTCGTGAGTCGTGCCGGCGACGACGCGAGCGATGTGGTCGTCCATCGTCTCCTCGTCGAAGGCGACCAGCTCGTCGCCGTACTGCGGGAGGATGCCACCGTGGAACAGGAGAGGCGAGTCGGGGTTGTGGGCGTTCTGGTCCGTGACCGTAGCCGAGTTGCCCGACACGCTGTAGTAGCCCTTGTTCTCGACCCAGGCGTCCGCCCACGTCGGGAAGTCGTCGCTGACGTCCTCGAAGACGGAGAAGCGCAGCACCTTGGCGCTCTGCGAGCGGTACGCGTACGTGTCGGAGTCGTTGCCCCCGTCGCTGGCGTTGAGCCAGCTCACGGTGCCGGCGCCCTCGTTCGTGTACGGCGTGGCCTGCTTGGGCTTGAGACGGAAGCCGTCCGGGACCTCGAACAGGATCTCCTCGAAGTGGTTCAGACCCTGCGGGTCTTCCCAGTCGGCGTTGATCCAGACGAGGTCGAAGTCAGCGACGCCGATACCAGTGTGGTAGGTGATGAAGCCTTCGAGCGTGCCGACCTTGCCGTGGACGCAGCCGGGATCGATCGCCGCCATCGGGAGGATGAGGCGCGAACGGACGTAGGTCTTCCCGATCTTCGTGCGAGACCAGTCGATCTTCGCCGTCGCCGAGTAGCGCCCGTCGGCGCCCACGGCGGTCACCTTGATCCCTTGGATGTTGGCGAGGAAGTTGATCTGCGGGTCCGGAACGATAGCCGTGTCTCCAGGACTCTCGGTGTCCGTGATCGTCAGGCCGGCCTCGATCTGGGCCTTCGTGGCGACGGTCTCCAGGACGACGCTCGTCACCCCTCGGAGGTCGTCCGTGTTGAAGGGACCCCCTTTGTACCCGTTGGGCCGGCAGTCGGTGACGAGGTCGGTGCCGCCGTCGGCCGCAGACCGGATCGTGTAGGGCGAGACGTTCCGGAGGAAGTTGAAGGAGTCGGCGTCAGCCGGCGGGACGGGGACCACGACGTTCACGACCTGGGTCGGGATGTCGGGCACGGCGCCGTAGACGGTAGCGAGAGTCGCCATAGAGAGTTCTGAGAGTGAGTAGGAGGGAGTAGCTACGTTCAGGACTAACTCCTCCTCCCAGACTCCAGGGGGATCTTCTCTCTTCGAGAGTCTCCCTCCCTGACTACTTAGGAGAGGACTGTCCTGTCCTGTAGATAGGATGCAAGAGAACTAAAAAGGCTCCCCGCCTGCCGGAGCAAGCGAGGAGCCAACCATGTCGTCCCTTCGAAGAACAGCCGAGAGCGCTTCCCTGCTCCCCCGGCCGACCCAGCCCATGGTAGGAGCTACTCGTCCTGGCGCAACGAGAAGTAGCCACCGACGACCCCTTCGGGGTTCAACCTACCGTAGTGGGTCGTTTGACCGATAGTTGAGTGCCCCAGGATCTTCTGGAGAACCTCGATGCGGCCCCCTCGGTTGAGGTAGCGGGTCGCGAAGGTGTGTCGGAGGGAGTGAGGCACCAGCGTCTCATCCTGGATGTTCGCGAAGTGCTTGGCGACCTTGAACCACCTCCAGTAGTTCGAGTGGGCCACCTTCATCTGCCCCCAGAGACGCGGAACGGACGAACACTTGGAGCCGACCATGATCATGGTGTCCCAGGCGTCGATCGCTCGTTGGTTCAGAGGGACGACTCGGAACTTCCGGCCCTTGCCCTTGCGGACGCGGACGGCCTCGCGAGGCCCAAGGTGTGTGTCGACCGTGATCCTGTCGTCCGGCCGGAGAGCCCACAGCTCGCCGATCCGGAGACCGGTCTCCAGGAGGAACTCGGTGGCCGTCAGAGCGATCGTGCGGCTCGTCTCGCGGGCGAAGGGGATCCGAGTCAGGGCCAGGAGGATGCGCTCCTCCTCGTCCTTGGAGAGGACCCGGTGACGGTCGTTGTCGACCTTGATCGTCCGGAGCTTGAGGTTCTGTGGGACGGCCTCGTACTCCTTGGCGGTCTTGAGGACGCGAGAGAAGGCCATGAGGTACGACCGCTTCGTCGTGTCCTTGACGTCCATCTCGACGACCTGGGCGTACAGGCGGTCGAGCGTGGCTTGGTCGAGGTGAGTCAGCGGGAAGTCCATGCCGACAAGGTTGATCACCTTCGTCGCCTTGGCTGTCGAGCGGTCCTTCTCGGAGGACTGGGCCCAAGCGGTCATGCGGGTTGTGTGGAGAGCTTCGGCGAGGTTCTTCATTGGGCGGCCTCCGGGGGCTCGGGGAGCGGCATCCAGTGGGTCGGGGTGAAGAACCGCTGGGCGTCGTGCCACCAGCCAGTAGGCACTGAGTCCTCTTCGTCCGTCTCCTCCCACCACCCGACGAGCGGGAACCGCGCCTCGCCGTCAGAGAGCCAGATCGGCGTCCCATCCTTCGGCGCCGTCTCGATCGGCCTCCACGGCGACTCGGGAGGCGCGGCGGGCGTCGGGTGGGCGCGCGGGCACTCAGTCGAGACGTAGGGGCCGGTGCCTTTCTGGCCGCACTCTCGGCAGACCGCGTCACCCGAGACACCGTCCTCGCCGTCGAGCCCCCAGCGGCACGGACGCGCGGGCGCCGGGTGGGCGGCGAGGGCGGCGCGGAGGTCCCGCAGGCACTCCGCTTCGCCGTCGAAGCCATCGAGCTCCAAGAGATCGATGATCGGGCCGAGGGCTTCGACGAATGTCGCAGCCTCCCGCAGCCCCGCCTCGTCGCGCGGCTGCTCGCCAGCGTCGGGCGAGGGGATGCGGTCAAGGATGTCCTGCACCGCGTCTTTCTCCCGGTGGTAGCTTGTTCGGATTACCCACTTGAACAACGCTGCTCGGATCTTCTGCGGTGTGTCCAGGTCCTTCTTCGGTTCAGTCATCGGTCGAGTCCTCCATGATCTCGGCCAGGGTGTGG